AAGATTTTTTAAAAAATTTAACAACTAAAATATTCCAAGATAACTTAAAAAATAATCAACATTTTAAATTTTATCTTTCTAAAACAAATAAACCAATCAATAAAACTGTCAAAACCGAAAATATTTAATATTTATTGTTAAACGAAACAATGAATTTAAAAATATTAAAACCATATGAGTCAGGTAAAGGTATCTTAATCGAACAAGATGCAGGATATATTTCCCCAAACGCAGAACACAACAAATATATAATGGAGTCTAAAAGTTTTTTAGACCATACAAAACCATTTGAATTTTACGCAGTTCTACAAAAATATGACACGCCAAATAGAAATGGTCGTGTGTACCCTGAAAGAATTTTAAAAAGAGAATCTGAAAATTATAAAAAAATGATTGAGAAGGGTGTTTCATTATCAGAATTGAATCACCCTGAATCATCATTAATTGATTTGGACCGTGTTTCTCATATCATAACTAAAATTTGGTGGGAAGGTAATGTATTAATGGGGTTACTAAGATTACTTACAAGTCCTGGTTTCCACGAAAGAGGTATAGTATCAACTAAGGGTGATATGGCGGCAAACTACCTAAGACAAGGAGTTACGTTAGGTATATCATCAAGAGGGGTAGGTTCACTTAAAAAAGTTGGTGAACAAAATGAAGTACAAGATGATTTTGAATTAATTTGTTTCGACTTAGTTTCTTCACCGTCAACACCAGGTGCTTATTTGTTCTTAGACCCAAATGATAGAATGAAGTTTGATGAAAATATTGAGGAAGAAAAAGAATCAAGAAAAGAAAAAGAATTAGAAAGTAATAACAAATCACTTGACTTAATGAAAAAATTGAACGATTATTTGGGAAATAGATAAAATAATTTAATATGGAACAAGGAGAAAAGTATTTTGTAGCAAAAATTAGTTCTGATTTATTAGACACTGAATCAGGTAAAGTTAAAAAAATGAGAGAAGAAAAATTAGTTCTTGGTTATACACCAACTGACGTTGAAGCCAAAGTAACTAAACTTTACGAAAACTATTCTATGGATTGGAGAATCACAGGAATTGTTGAGAGTAAAATTGATGAAGTTATCGAATAATTTAACTTAAAAATAATATCAAATTAAAAGGAGGGACAAACGTCTCTCCTTTTTTTTTTAACTAAAAAATCATTAATAGTTAATTTTTTTTTAATAGTCAATTGTAAAAATTAGTTTTTTTTAATTTTCATAATATTTATTTAGAAATAAAAGAAACATTTTTTTAAATGGCAAACGAAAAATCATTAGTTGAAGAGACTTTTATCCAAATGAAGAATTTGGAAGAAGCTGTTGCACAAAACGCAAAAGGAATACTTGCATCTACTATGAAGCAAGAAATCAAAGACTTAGTAAAAGAATCTCTATTCGAACAAGAAGAAGAAGATGAGGTTGAAATGGATGCTGATGTTGAAGATTCTGATATGGAATTGGATGCTGACGTTGATAATCTTGAAGGTGAGGATGACCTAAGTATGGGTGATGACGAAATTCCGATGGATGACGAAGAAATGGGTGATGAAGAACCAATTGATTTGACAGGTGACGATGTTACCGACGAAGAGGTTCTTAAAGTATTCCAATTGATGGGTCCTGAAGATGAAGTTATTGTAACAAAAAATACTGATGGTAATATTAACTTGAAAGATACAAAAACAAGTAAAGAATATATGATTGTACAAGAATCAGAAATGGATGAGTTCAATGAAATGGATGAGTTCGGAATGGATGAAGAGTTCGAAATGGACGATGAGTTCAATGAAATGGATGAGTTCGGAATGGATGAAGAGTTCGAAATGGACGATGAATTCAATGAAATGGATGATTTATCACCTGATGATGTTTTTGAATTCGATGAATTAGATGAAGAAGACGAAGATGGATTAGAGTCAAAAGTTGATGACGTATTTAATGAAGTTTTCGAACAATATTCTGACGAAGAAGAAGAAAATGAAGGTGTAATGTATGAACTTGAGTTAGATGATGAAGGTTTAGAGGAAGACGAAATATCTGACTTATATGAATCTAAATCATTTAAACCAAAAGGTAAAGGATTCGGTACAGCTAACAAATTCAAGTATTCGTCAAAACCTAACCAAGAAGGTGGATTTAACACTAAAAAGAAAGAAGGTCCTAAATCTGTTGGTACTGGTAAAGCGAAATTTACTTACAAAGACGGTGAAAATTTAGATGGTGAATTTAAAATCAAACCTAAGAAAAAAGTTGAGGCTAATGAAGCGTCAAGAACTTACGCAAATGGTTCTAAATCAGGACGTGGTTTGAGAAAAGGAATTACACCTAACAGAAATCTTAATTTAGAATCAGTTGATGGTGAGTTAAATTTATTAAGAGAGAAGAATAACGAATACAGAAATGCTTTAAACGTATTTAGAGATAAATTGAATGAAGTTGCGGTGTTTAACTCAAACTTAGCTTACGCTACTCGTTTGTTCACTGAACATACAACGACAAAACAAGAAAAAATCAATATACTAAAACGTTTTGATTCTGTGGAAACAATTAAAGAATCTAAAAACTTATATCAATCAATAAAACAAGAATTAAATAAAGATAATTCTTCAAAACCAATTAACGAATCAATTGAGAGAAGTATTGACAATTCACCTTCTACAGGGTCTGCAATCAACTTAATTGAATCAAAAACTTATGAAAATCCACAATTCTTACGAATGAGAGATTTGATGAGTAAAATTAAATAAAAAATAAACTAAAAACAAATAAAAAAAAACACACAATGGGTGCATTATTAGAATCAGGTCTTGTTGGTAACATCGGATTGAAACATTTGAAAGTTATCAAAGAAGATACAATTAACAAATGGGATAAATTAGGTTTCTTAGATGAATTAAAAGGACACCTAAAAGAAAACGTAGCTCAGTTATATGAGAACCAAGCGTCTTTCTTAATTAACGAGGCAACTTCTGAAGGTTCTAACGGAGCTTTTGAAACAGTTGTTTTCCCAATCGTTAGAAGAGTTTTCTCTAAATTATTAGCTAACGATATCGTATCAGTACAAGCTATGAACTTACCTATCGGTAAATTGTTCTACTTCGTACCTAAAATCCAAGGTTATGATACAAATAACCAACACTTCCAACCAATCGGTGCTCCGGGTTCAACTACAGACGTTAACTCAGGATACCCAGCAGGTGCTAAAAACCTTTACGATAGTTTCTACGAAGGTTCTGAACCAAGTTTAGACCCAGCAGGATTATTTGATTATTCTAAAGGACAATACACTGCGGTTACTTTAACTTCAAGAGTTCAAGTATGGAATGGTTCTAACTTAGTTGATGAAGTTAGTGAATTAGATGGTAAAAACGTAAGAAAAGTTATCCTTAAATTATCAGGTTTCTCTAACGTAGGTGCTGGTAAATTAATCGGACCTGATGGTCAAGAAATGGATAGTGAAACTTTCTTATCTGATTTAACAATTAAAAGAGCGTCAGGTTTAGCAATCGCTGCAGGTTCACCTTGTAATGAAGCGTTATCGGCTGATACTACAACACCATTATTGTTTAGATTAGTTACTCAACAATATGGTAAAGGTATCGTACAATACGGTGAAAAAAGAAATACAACATTTGGTTCTGCACAATCTAGCAGCAACGGTGGTTCATTCTACGATATCTGTGATGCTGAAGGTGTAATCTACGTTGAGGTTGATTTATCTTGTCCAGCTTGTATCGGATGTGGTGCTGACACTTTAGATGGTTATACAGGTACTACTATTACATCTGCATCAACAACAGGTTCATTCTCTGCAACATATAGAAGATATGCTGACTTAGAATTCGAAGACAGAATTGGTGAAGTTTCTTTTGATTTAGAATCTGTAACAGTTTCTGTGACTGAAAGAAAATTAAGAGCACAATGGTCTCCTGAATTAGCTCAAGACGTTGCGGCGTTCCATAACATTGATGCTGAGGCTGAATTAACAGCTTTATTGTCAGAACAAATCGCAGCTGAAATCGACCGTGAAATCTTACGTGATTTACGTAAAGGAGCGGCTTGGAACTTACGTTGGGATTACAACGGATGGAGAAGACTTTCTCAAACTACATCTTACACTCAAAAAGATTGGAACCAAACTTTGATTACTGCAATCAACCAATTGTCAGCACAAATCCACA